GTTTTTGGTGAGTTGGGCGGCTTCGTGTCAGCGTTGGGTAATAAGAAGCTGGAAGATTTGGACTTTTCAGCGCATAACCACAATTACACCCTAGCAAATATCACGGCCTCCTGGGATAATTACAATGCTGGTTCAGGGTATTACTACCCTTTAATTGACTACGGCAATTATTCAGCAGGCAAACATGATTGGGATTACAAAACCTTCAGACCAGCACTATTCATCAAGGAGTACATCGACAAGATATTTGCCGCTACGCAGTATACTTACAATTGTGCCTTGTTTGGTACGACACGATTTAAATCGCTTATCGTTCCGCATAATCAGGCGAGGCTGAGAGGGGCGAGTCCTACACTGGCCACGCTGACGATCCCCAGCCAACCATCTATTATTGTCACCGGCGGCGCTTTTCTCGGCTACGTTGATTTTAGCGCGATCGCTGCCACTGATTTTACAATTGTAAGCGGTGAGAGGGTGACATATAACGGCTCTTCTCCAACCATAGGAGATATTCTTGTAAACTTGAAAGGGACATATTATTCATCAACTTCAGATGTACAGATCAGGATAGAATCGTCGGTTAGTGGTACAATTGCTTTTGGTTGGCTTCTGGCAACAACCGGTAGCACTACAGCCATTCCTTTCGACTTTTCTTTTTCTGCCACTAACCACAACTTTACAACCGGCGAGTACTTTGTTGTAAGCTTCCTGTCGAATGAGGACAATTATCAGGTAGATGTAAGCAATACCAGCACACTAAAGATCATTGCTGCCTCTGGGCAAAATGCAGAATTGAATCTTGGCAATCCTGTTGAAATGAGCGCTGTCATCCCTCGTAACATTCTGCAAAAGGATTTCTTTGCCTCCATCCTGAAACTGTTTAACCTGTACGTAACTGAGGACAGGTTTGAAGAGTATAAGCTGAATATCACACCCTATATTGATTATTATGATGTGGATCCGGGTAATGCCGTGGATTGGACGTACAAGTTAAACAGGGACAAGCCTATACGAATCAAACCCATGTCAGAACTTAACAGCCGGTATTATGAATTCAAGTTTAAGCAGGATTCAGACTTTTACAATGAGGAATACCGAAAGAGGTATAACCAGAGTTATGGGGATCGGATTTATGATTCTGAGTTTGAATTTGCGGGTGAAAGCAATACTGCAGAAGTGATCTTTTCAGGAACGGTGCTGGTAGGTTACCAGGCAGAGGATAAGGTATATTCCACCCTCTTTAAAAAGAGTGGTACAACAGAGGAGCAGATAGATACCAACATCAGGATCTTGCAGGCTAAGAAGATTACCGGCGCAAGCACCTGGAGCATCAAAAACGGGGCAACTGTACTAGGCAGCTATACGGCTTACGGCTATGCTGGACATTTTGATGACCCGAACGCACCGGGCAATGACATTCAATTCGGCGTACCAAAGGAATTGTATTTCACCCTGGCAACGGGCGCCCTTAATGTAAACCAGTTCAATGTGTATTGGAGCAGTTACATGGCCGAAATCACCGATAAGGATAGCCGGTTGTTAACGGCTTCATTCCGGTTGAACGCCCGGGATATTTATAACCTAGACTTTTCCAAGATGGTGTATCTGGATGGAGGCTTATACCGTTTAAATAAGATAGAAGATTACAATGCTTCAAGAGAAGATGAATGCACAGTAACCCTTTTAAAAGTGATCCAGACTTTATATTAACCGATACGGGCGGCACGATTCAATCGCTCGGCTCTTTCCCGGTTGTTTTGAATGTCTCTATCTAAAACGAAGGTCCGGCCGCTGGCAGCGTTACCAATACCATTAATGGATTGTTGATCCAGTTGGGTAGTGCCAACCTGTGGCTTTGGTTGGAGTGGGGCAGAGGTTGACGCTGTGGCACCAGCTGAACCGCCGCCGCTGGCCTGACCAGGTATTTGAGTAGATATGATCTTTTTCACCGAAGCAATGCCGGCCGCGATCACACCAGCCGCACCGATAAAGCCGAACATACCCCCTTGTGCCAGTGCCTTAGTTGCACCCTGATAGGTGTTGATGAGTGATGTGGCAATGGCCAGACCCTTACCGACAACGGTTTGCTTGCCTATCAGGTCACTGATTGAATTAAGGGCATTGCCTAACGTGTCCAGATCCGCGGCCTTTGCTTCTGCTTCGGCTTTGCTGATGGCTTTGCGCTGTTCAGACAGTTGGGCCATTTCTTCATTGTGCTTCAGTTCAATTTCCCGTTTCTTCAGGGCGTTGTCACCGGCTGCGGCCAGATCTTGCATATAAAACCACTGCTTTAATGCCATCTGCCCATCCAGTTCCTGCTTTTGAATGGTCAGGTTCTTTTTATTCTGGTCTGCCCTCAACTTGGATTCCCTTAACTCCAGTTCCCGGCGCTTCTGGTCATCGGCCTCTTTTTGAGCGGCAATCTTTTCGTTTTCCTGCTTTTGCTTTTCAGCTTCTTCCTTTCTGTGCTCCTCGTTAATGGCGTTGATCTTATTATTATAAGATCGGTTCAATTCTGCCATTAGTTCATTGTGCTGCGCCTGGGTGAGTCGCTTGGCACGCAAATCAGCATCAATCGCCTGCTTCTCTTTGGTAAAAGCAATCTCCTGTTCTTTAAGCTTTTTTGCTGTGGCATCATGGATGGAGGCAAGTATATTTTCATTGTGCAGGTTTTCCAGCTTGTCCAGGAATGCCTTATGCTCTGTCTCTTTACGCTGTTCCTCTTCCCGGGCCTTTGCTTTGGCCTCCTTTTCCTTATCAGCTGCTTCTTTTTGCCGCTGTGCTTTCTCCTGCTGCTCCTGCTTTTCCAGATTCGCCACCTGCTTGCCGATGGCCCTGAGCTCATTGGCGTTTTCAGTAGCACCGTTGATCTCTTCAATGCGGATGCGGTTAATTTCATCCTGATTTTTTTTAGCCTCTTCAGCGGTGCGAGACAATAGAGCAATCTTATTTTCTGCTGTCCTTCTCGCTAGGTCGAGATCATCTTTTGCATTTTGCTCTGCCTCTTTTTTCAGTTCCTGGGCTGCGGCTTTCCTTTTGGCGAGTGGTATGCTGTCATCGTTGATCTGCTCACGAAGAATGGCCAGTTTCTTGGCTCTTTCCGCTCCATCCAGATCATTTTGCAATTGTTCTTTGTGCAGGTCCTGCGCTTGTTTGGTTAGCCGCGATACCTGGTTATAAGCATCTGCCACGGCGTCACCCACACCTGAAACAGCTTTCTTGGCATCGCTGATCGCCCCTTTAAAGTCACCGGAAAAGAATTTAATAATTGCACCGCCAAGAGCAAAAACCCTGTCAACCACCGTTTGTACGGCAGCACTCAGGCCTGCAAATACCTGCTCTACTTTTTGCGCCCCTTCAAAGGTGTGGGTGAAGGCTTCATATAAAAATTTCAACCCGGCAACAATGGCCGCAATTAGCAGTACGATAGGATTCGCCATCAGTGCCTTTAGAGTTGTGCCAAACCCTTCAGCCCCCTTAGCTGCCTGACCAAAGGCAGGTACTGAGCTGGTAAGCTGATTTTTAACCTGTGATAGGGCAGACCCCTGATCCTTAAATGTTGGATTCAATTGCTCATTAGCCTTCTTCAGCTTTTCAAGTGCCTGCCGGTGTTCTTCGCTGCCAGCCTTCGCATTATCCAGCTCCTGCTTATACTGCTTAATGTTCTCGCGTACTTCTTTTATGGTGGGGGCAGTATTGCCGGCATCGACCTGTATACTGGCACCTACAACGATATCAGACATGGATAGCTTTTAGGTATAGTGTGAGCTTACCCGCTTTTGTTCGTGTAAATAGAACGATTTGCCACCCTGCCACATAATAGGCATGGAGTTTAATAACCTTCCCTGTTACCAGCTTCAGATTGACCCTGACGAAAAAAGCAATGTGCAGGTTGATTATGTGGCACTGGTGGATATGCCAGCCATTGAAAAAGATTTCCTGGCTTTTTCCGGTACGGTCAAGCCTTTGCGCTTTGAGGTGCAAAGTGAGGATCGCCGTATTATATCAGGCCCCGCTATGCTGGCCAATGTGCCCATTTACAGGCGTGATCCGGAAATGGGCGAATACTACGTTGTGTTTTCTCCTGAGACCATTTATGATATCGCTCAGAAGTTTTTCGCCAAGGGATTTAATCAAAACTTCAATCTGATGCACGACCCCAAAGAGAAGGTGCAGGGGGTGAACGTGTTTGAATCCTTCATTGTCGATAAGAGCCGGGGTATTCAACCCATGGCCGGTTTTGAAGATGCGCAGGACGGATCCTGGTTCATTTCGGCCAAGGTGAATAATGACGAGGTATGGAATAAGATCAAGGCAGGAGAGGTGAAAGGATTCAGCGTTGAGGGCTTGTTCCAGTATAAGAAACCGGAGTTCAGCACGGATCAGATGTACTCTGAAGCCAAGGTTATTCTGAATGATGATAGTCGGGACGATGCAGAAAAGTACGTCGACCTCAAACGGCTTTTTAAAAATTATGGATCATAAATCGTACAACCGGAACTAACTGCACATTATACACAGACATAACTCATACTCAGTTTATGGCAAATAAGATCGAAGAAACTTTAAATAAAATCAAGGCGCTGTTTGCAGACATCAACCCTGCACCAGCGCCGGCCCCTGCTCCTGCACCCGCTCCAACTCCTGCACCGCCAGCAGGCAACACAACCAGCACAGCGCAATATGATGTAGATGGCGGGGTTCCTGTTTTTGTCAATATCGCTGATGACAACATTGCGGATATCGACCAGGGAGAAAACGTATTTACTGACGCTGCCTGCACTGCTCCTTATCCTGATGGTACTTATAAAGTTACCGGCACCGATTTCAGTTTCACTGTTGCCGGTGGGGTTGTAACATCTGTTGCAGATCCTGATGCTAAAGGTCCCGGCACTCCTAAGCAAGATACTCCGCCTGCGGCTCCTGCCCCCGATTTCAGCACGCCTGAAGCCATGCGTAAAGAGATCGAAAAGTTTGCCAGTGATACGCCAAGCCTGCAAACATTGGCCGCAATGGTGAAAGCCCTGTTTGAAAATGTTTTCCAGTGGCAGTTAAGGGATGTAAAGGAGAAAGAGGCCATTGCTGCTTATCAGGAAAGCTTCACAAAGCAGGATGAGACCATTAAGGAGCAATCAACCAAACTGCAAAAGCAAGAAGAAATCATTAAAGGTTTGTTCGAGCTGGTTGAAGCGATGGCCACAGTTCCAAAGGATAACCCGGTTGAAACGCCCAAAACAGTTTTTGCAAAGCAGTCTTTTGAATCGAAAGAGCAAAAGATGAATGCCATTGCAGGCGCTGTGAAATCCTTGAAAGATAAAAAGTAAACCGTCCCGCAAGGGATTCAAATAAGTCACTAACCCTCTAAAAACATAGACATGGCATTTGATATCTCCGCATTAGCGGCCTACACCAAAGAGAATCAGGATTCGCTGATTGTGGCAACGATCTTCAGCGCCAAAACGCAAGAGTTGATCCAATCAGAAGGTAATGTATTGTCAGAGGTTAAATCCGCTGAACAGATCAACGTAATGGACACTGATGCCGTATTCCAGGCTGGCGGCACCTGTGGATTCAACTCTTCTGGTACAACTAACTTCACACGCCGGACTCTTACTATTGGTAAGATCAAGGTGAACGAAAGCTTGTGTCCTAAAACTTTGCAGTCTACTTACCTGCAGTTAAAAATGAAGGCCGGTTCTCGTCCCGATGCGCCGCCTTTCGAAGATGTGTATTCTAACCGCAAGGCTTCCAAGATCGCCAAGGCTTTGGAGATCGCTTTGTGGCAAGGTGATACAACCAGCGGTTCAGCTAACCTGAACAAGTTCGATGGTTTTATTAAGATCATTGACGCTGCTGGCCTGGCTGTGGCTTCCAACGCCAAAAAAGGAACCGGTACTTTAACATCAACCACCGGTGCTGCTACCATAACAGGTCAAGGCTCGGCTTTCAATACTGAGGTTGGTGTTGGTGATAAAATCTATTCTGGATCTGTGCTGATTGGTACGGTGCTATCAATTCAGTCTGCTACTGGTTTGACTCTTACTGCCAACGGTGCTGCCGCTGTAACTACAGCTGCTTATACCATCGTGCCGGCTGCTTCTAAATCCTTTGCTTCTCCTGTACTGGCCACAACCGGTATCACTAAGACGAACGTAAGGGATATCGTTACCAACATCTGGCAGTCTATCCCTGCCGATGTAAAGGGTAATGATGATATCCGCATCTTCTGCGGATGGGAGGTATATGAGTTGTGGATCCAGGCATTGATTGACGCTAACCTGTATGCTTACAGTGCTGACAACAGTGCTCAGAAGTCAGGCGAAATGAAGATCCCCGGTACTCAATATACGCTGACCGCCGTTCACGGTCTGGATAGCACTAACCGCCTATATGCGCTGCGTATGAGCAATATGTATCTGGGTTGTGATATCCTTGGCGAAGAGGACAAATGGGAAATCTTCTTTGCAAAAGAGGCAGACGAAGTGCGCTTTGTGGCAGAATGGAAAACAGGTGTGCAAGTGGCCTTCCCTGCCGAGATTGTGCAGTTCACCCTGGCATAATATAAAAGTAATCAGGCGGTGTAACAGCCGCCTTTCTTTCAACCCTTTAATTCACTAAAAATGAGTTGTGCTTTAACGCAAGGACATGTTTTAGACTGCCGCGATGGCATTGGCGGTTCTAAAGAGTTCTACATAGCCGAATTTGATAGCATATCTGCGATTACCCTTGCAGCTGGTGTGGTGACAGCCATTACCAAGCTGGCCGGAAAGCAGTTCTATAAATACGCGCAGGTTAAGCAAACCTCTGAGTGTGATGAGGCACTTACCACATCTGAGGAAAATGGCTCTGTTTATTCCAAGCAGACTGTTAAGATTGTTTTGAATAAACGCCAGGCCACAGTACGCAATGAGATCATGCTGCTTGCTAAAAACCGCCTGATCATAATTGAAGTTGACCGCAATGGTCAAGCCTGGATCTATGGCCGTCAAAATGGTGTGCTGCTGGATAACGGTGCTGCCAAATCCGGTAAGGCCATGGCCGACCGCAACGGGTATGAGCTTCAGTTTGGAGGTTTTGAACCTGAACTGGCTGAAAACGTGCAGGCTTCCCTTATTGCTACTTTAACCACTCCTGGTCCATAATATTTCTCTATCCCGGAATTTCCAGCTGTTTGCAAAAGCTCCTGTTTCCACAGGAGCTTTTTTGTTATGCAGTCGGTACAAAATAGCCATCTGCCACACTATCAGTATGCTCCTACTTACGCAGGGTAAAACAGATGATCAAATTGTGGTAACGCTTACAGAAAAGGCTACCCTTACAGATCCTCATTACCTGTTTGTATTTGAGCATTTCACCACAAAGGAAATCGTGCGGTTTGTGGCCGGTCCTGACCAAAGCCTGTACCCTGCCCGGTTCAATGCCTTTGCGATCAATACGGCCTCACTGTTTGCAAATGCATCTATAGGCCAATGGAGCTACAAGGTATATGAGCAGGCAAGTGCAGTAAATACAGACGAGGCAGGACTCAACGAAGTGGAAAACGGGCGCATGCTATTAGATAAGAGCGGCAATTTCAGTTATCAACAGTACGAACCTACAACCAACTATAAGGCTTATGGCGGATAATGCGCAGGTCATAACAGTAGAATTGAACTTCTCAGACAGCAAGCTGCCTGAGTTCAAAAAGGTAAATAATAAGTCTTACATCTTATTTGGTGAGGATGACAAGTACCCGGAATATCTTCTGTATTTATACGGCAAATCACCCAAACATGGCGCCATTGTAGGAGGTAAGAAAGATTACATTTTTGGAGGTGGATTAAAGTCAGACGATGCAACCGTTCAGAATTGGTTAAAGAAGATAAACAGTGCAGGAGAGAGTGGCAATGATGTAGCCGAAAAGAGCCTACTGGATATTGAGATATTTGGCGGCTTTTATTGGCAGGTCATTTTCAATGCAAAGGGCGCTATTCAGGATATATACCATGTAGAGTTTCATAAGGTCCGTTCCAATGAGGACAATACGGAATTTTATTATAAAAGGAATTGGGCAGACAGGAAAGAAGATATAAAAAAATTCCCGGCATTTGACCCGGATGAGCCCAAGACCTCGATCTTCTTTTATACCGAATACCGCCCTAATAGCGGCGCCTATTGCCTTCCTGGTTACATCTCTTCCAACAACTACATAGAGGCTGATGTTGAAGTTTCTAAGCACACGCTGACCAATTCAAAGACAGGATTCAGCGCCTCTAAGTTTATTAACTTCTATAATGGTGAGCCAGAAGAGGATAAGAAGAAAGTTATTGAGCGTAGGTTCAACGAGAAGTTCACCGGATCCGAAGGAAAGAAGATCATTATTGGCTTTAACAACGATCCAAACAAAAAGCCAACCATTGACGATTTAGGTTCTAGCGATCTGACTAAGGAAGATTTCAAAGCGGTTGATGATCTTATATCTTCTAATATATATGCTGGCCATAGAATTACTTCGCCGATCCTTTTCGGCATTAAAGAAGAAGGTCAGCTAGGGGGCCACAATGAGCTTCGTATTGCTTACGAGATTTTCAATAATACTTACGTCAAGGCAAAGCAGGCGCAGTTTGAACGGATCATCAACCAGTTTGCCAGCTTTAAAGGTCTGGCCACAGATATCAAGCTGATTAAAACCGACCCTGTTGGAATTGAGTTCACCGATCAAACCCTTTTACAAGCTGCCCCTCGCTCCTGGCTGTTGGAGAAAATGGGCATCGATACCACCAAGTATACGGATGGACCTGTAGGCGCTAAAGCAGCTACCGAAGTTCATATGCCAGGAGGCGCAGCGGGTGAACAACAGATGGTGAATGATAATATCAAGAACCTTACAGCTAAACAGCACCAGCAGCTAATGCGCATTATTCGCCAGTACTCCAAAGGTCAGCTAACCAGGCAGGCCGCAACCACGCTGCTTAAAACTTCATTAGGCTTGAACGATGAGGATATTAGTTCATTGCTCGGTATTGAGGATGGATTCAGCGCAGACTTCACAGAGGAAGATGTTGCCGATATGTTCAGCGAGACAGGAGAGAGCCGGGAACAGTTTGAAGTGATTCAGAGTAAGGAAGTAAAGTTTGAGAGTGATAAGGATGCCATTGAATTTGAAATGAGTTTCTTCCTACAGTTCGCAGAAGATGCCGCTGGTAACGAAGTTCCTGAACCGGGAATATTGGATGAGATCCGCAAAAAGATTGGTGATATCAAAAAAATAACCCGCAAGCTGCCGAAGATACAGGTCATGTACTCTTATGAGGTGATGCCCGGCGTAGGTGCTGCAGTGATCCCAACTACACGGCCATTCTGCAGAAAGTTAGTTGAACTGGATCGGTTTTATACCCGCCAGCAAATTGAAGCCATTTCAGAAAGGTTGGGGTATAGCGTATGGAATAGGAGAGGCGGATTCTGGAACAATAACGGCACCATTGAGCCACACTGCCGGCATATGTGGAAATCAAATGTGGTGATTAAAAAAAGCTAAAAACTACCCTTTATATGAGAAGGAACAAATTGAGCACTTTTCATCGTGTCGCAGCTTTAGCAATGGGTCTTGCTACTTTAGGAATGGGACCAGCATCAACAAAAGCAGAAGCTTCGCAGCCATCCAACGTAACGCAAAGCCAAAGCAAGAAGGATGCAATTCAGGTAAGACATGCGCCGGTTAGACCTGTGGGCAAGAAAAGTCAATTCCACGGCGCAGGAGACGCCAACCCTTACAAGCACAATCGTACACCTAAAAAGAACCAGCGCCAGTTAAGAAAGCTGTGGAGGCAAAACCCACATATCAGAAGCAAGTATAAATAATAGCCATGAGCAAAAACATCTTAATCATATCACCGAGCCTGCTGAAAGAAAGGACGGCGCTGCATGACAACGTTGATGAAAAGCTGATATATCCTGAGATCAAGGCTGCTCAGGATATATACGTACTGCCGCTGCTGGGAAGTGCTTTGTTCAACAAGATACTTGCCGACATAGCAGCTAGCACCCTGAGCGGTGATTATAAGACGCTGGTTGATGATTACCTGATTGATATGCTTTGCAATTACGTGCTGGCTGAACTGCCTGACGGTATCAATTACCAGTACACCAATAAAGGTGTTGTGACCAAGCAAAACGACAATACTACGCCGCCAAGCATGTCGGATATGTACGCCACTATTGCCAAGTACAAGAACAGGGCAGAGCATTATAAAAAGCGTACACTCATGTACCTGGTGCAGAATGCGCCGACCAAGTTCCCTGAGTATATCAATCCAGGGCAGGGCGTTGATGACGTGCGTCCGGAAAGACATGCCTTTTCCAATCCGATCTATTTAGGTGATGAGGATCCTCATTACAGGACATATGAGGAAAAGTATCAGGGTAACCGTCCTAATTGCTGCGATTAATTATGCCAAAGAAAGTAACCAATAAGAACGAGGAAAAGCTGAAAAGCTATCTGCAATCAGTAAAGCATGACACTAAACCAAGCAATAGCAAGAATAAAAAGCATCGCAGAAAGTCATAAGCAGATTCACCATTTCTATTTTGGTGATATCGTGGAATGGCTTTCAAACGGTGAGGTGACTTATCCTGCCTGCTTTGTTGATATCAACAGTGCCACTATTGACAAGGCCAACCGCCAAACCCGCTACACTGTGGAACTGTGGCTGGCAGACCTGGTGAACGTCAGCAAGGATGCCAGGGAGAACGAGCAGGAGGTATTTAGTGATCTGATATCAATTGTCGAAGATTTGACAGCCCTGATTTGCAGCCCTCAATTTCAAGATGATTGGACGGTAAGCGAGGTTTTCCCGCTCCAATTATATAAAGAGAAGTTCGAAGATTGGACAGCGGCGGTAAAAGTCACACTAGATATAGCAACCGATTATTTAAGCGACGAATGTCAGGTACCAAAACTATAACGCTATGAACTGTGATTTATCACAAGGTTTTGAACAGGGTTGCCGTAACGGTGTAGGAGGATCAAAAGAATTCTACATTATTGAGCAGAGTAATGCCGTGATCACAGTGGATAGCGGAGTTGTAACAGATATAACCCTTTTACCAGGCAAACAGTTCTTTAAATACAACCAGGTTAAGCAAACATCAGAAGCAGATGAGCAGCTTACGGTGAGCGAAGAGAATGGCAGTATCTATGCCAAACAGACTGTAAAGCTGGTGCTGAATAAAAGGGATATCACTGTTGCTAATGAGATCATGCAGCTTGCCAAAAACCTGTTAGTGATAATTGAGGCTGATCAAAACGGCAACGGCTGGCTTTATGGCCTGTTGAATGGTCTTACGCTTATCCCTTCCAGTGCTAAGAGCGGGAAGGCGATGGGAGACAGGAACGGCTATGAGATCAGCTTCGAAGGGGAGGAACCAGAACTGGCGCCATCGGTTGCAGCTTCAATAATAGCAGGTCTTGTCATACCCGCTCTGGTTTATGCGGTGATAGAAGAGGGAGGGCCAAGTATACGCACAGAAGACGGACAAACAATAATTCCAGAATAATATGAAACAGTTTACGCTTTTATTATTACTATTTCTAACCATTGCGACCAACGCACAGGTTAAGATATCGCAGATGCCACCTTATACAGGGAATGCAGATAGTGTGCAAATACCAGTTGTCTTGAGTGGATCTAACTATAAATATCCAGGGTATAAGCTAGTGCAAAACCAATACAGCGCAAAACAAACAGCAAGCGCATGGATTGATAGTTTAAAGGTGACTAAAATAGAATCTACAGATGCCACAAATGGAGTCATACTTAGAAGCTCCGACGGCTCCCGGTGGCGTATCACAATTGATAACGACGGTGCCTTACGGTCAACTAAATTATAAACAAAGCTTTTTTTACTATGCCCAGACATTTAATTGAGACTGATTTAAAAATGAAATTAAGCCTTCAGAACTATGAAGGCGCTACGGACTTAAATTATCCGCTTGGAGTATTTTCAACTACGGGGACTTATTTAGGTATTGCCACAAATGCCGCTGAATATATGGCGTTATGGAATGCCGATGCAAATAATCAGGAGTTAGGTACAATCACATCGGGCACTGGCACGGTGTTCGACTTTTTCCCTAAGTACATTAATGTAGTTGCAAACCTTTATGCATTGGAATATTACACCATTCAGGCTTACACTAACGTGGTGCTCCATTTGGACGATGGTGATATAGTTGTTTATAATAATGGAGCAACAATTAAAAAGGCTTCTGATTCTCCTTTAGTTGATTCTGATACGAAGCGTGAATGGAATCCAGATGTACAAACCCCATCAGTAAATTGGCACGTTCCACAGTTCTTTTGCAGGGAAGTCACTTGTACGGGTTATGCAAATAATGCTATAATGAACGTTTTCCACAGTCGTACCAGTAAGGTGTTTGGCTCCAGATTATCCTTTGGTCAATATACTATTTCGGGGGTGTTACCAACAGGCTTGAAATATTTTTACATGTGTGGTCAAGGTTCGACTGATTACAATGCCGTTACAAACTGGAATAGCTTAAATAAATTAGAGTGGTTCTTAACGCAACATGCGGGTGGCGGGGTATGGTACCTGGATGATAGTAAGCTACCAACCCTCAACACTTCGAGTTTGAAAGGCGTGATGTTTGGCGAGTATTTAACTAATGTATTTACAAAAGCAAAAGCCAATCTGAATGCAATAGCAGGTCAAGTGAAACAGATTGTATTTACACAAAACGGCGCTGTCAATTTTACAAACGATTCCACCTTGATTGATAGCCTGCCACCATTCTCCGAGCTTTTAAAAATAAACAATGGCGCAGCGACTACTTCAGCGGCAATTGACTACGCAATAAATACATTGGGCACGTTGCTTACAGGCATTGTTCCAAGTGGTGAAGCCGCTATAAAAATTACTAACTCAAATGTCCGAACTGCTGCATCAGACACGGCATACAATGCCCTGGTGGCCGCTGGCTGGACAATAACTCTTACTTAATATGAATTCAGAATTTGTAAAGATTGGCGATGATATAAAAAAACCAAGCCCTAACATAAGGCTAATCAATCATGCAAAAGTCTTGGACGAGTTGAAGCAACGCCAACCGTCCTTTACCGCAGCGCACATTACCGACATTCACTTAAAGCCATTTGGCACTTGTTTGGCAAGGCTACCAATTTTTAAGGCATCTCTTCAAGGTCAAAATATTGACTATATTCTCAATACTGGCGATTCTTTAGACTGGCCCACCAATAGCGACTTAACCCAACTGGCTTCGTTTGTGGCTGATATGAATGCCATTAAACCAATGATTGCAGCACGGGGGAACCATGACGGTGGGGCTACCAATGTTCAGTTAGGAATGCCCACCTCAAACTATTTCTATCAGGATATAGGTACAAAGTGGAGAATAATTGTATTATACTCTCAAGGCGGCGGCAACTATTCTTTAGGAACTACACAAATGGCATGGCTTTCGGATTTGCTTGGCAAATCGTCGGATAAGAATGTATGCATCATGAGTCATGTACCTATTTGCGGAGTGGCAGGAATGATTTGGTATACGTTCGGAGTAAATCCGGTTGTGGCTGGAACCTGGAATCCAACAGTTGACCAGCACAACGACATTTCGGCCATCGTTGAATTGTTTCGAAATAACCCTTGTGTTAAAGTGGCTTTGTCCGGTCATCAGCACATATATGACGATACCGTATATCAGGGAGTCCGGTATCTGTGTGGAGGGGCCGTTTGCGCCGACTGGTGGAATACAACAAATTACCATGAGAAATATAATCATGCTGGCTACAGGATGATTAAGTTCTACGATGATGGAAGTGTGACCTACGAAAATATTTATTATTAACGCTTTGGAAGTTTAAATCCCTAAGGAAAAGCTGGTGGAACAAATAATAAAAACCAAAATTAAACTGACCTTATGAAAATAACTGCTGGCCTCACACTCGCTTTTATCAAGCTCGCCTTCTTCCCAAATTCCCAGCTACTTATGTGGATGGGAATTGCAATTGTTTTGGATTTTATTACCGGCGTAGCAAAAGCGGTGATTAACAAAGAGGCCCGGACCTCTTCAGGGTACAGAAAAACCCTAGTTAAGTTTTTGCAGTATGGCACTTCCATAGCCGTAGGGGTAATTCTGCAGAATGCCGCCAAGCAGAATAACTGGTCAGGTGCTGATCTGCTTTCCTGGTTCAATGATGGCCTATTGGTCTTTATCATTTACATAGAGGTTACCAGCATATTTGAAAACGCCTATGCCTGTGACAAGAATAGCCTTATGTCTCAGTACCTGTTTCAACCGGCGCTGAAACTTCTAACCTTCCAATTGAAAAACAACCCTGTTATTCAAGCCGCAAACAATACTGATAAATCATGAAAAAAGAACGCTACCCTTTTACTTTCTTGTTCTGGCTCACGGCCATTGTACTAGCTGTTGGTTTTGGTTGCTGTCTCACCAGCTGCGCTGCTTCCAAGACGAAACAAAACAGTCATGTTGATAGCTTGAGCCAGACGCAGGAGAAAAGAGATACGGCCAGTCTGCATGATTCCGCCTTTTTGCATAAGGATCAAGCCAAGCAAAAGGCGCAGGTCTCAGCATCTGTAAAAAGAGAAGAGATGGCCATTTATGAATTTAAGGAGGAAACGGAGTACGACAGTGCGGGCAAGGTGAAGAAGTTCACCAAGACTACCAAGCAGACGAACGCCCACAAGGATAGTTCAGGGAATGGTATTGCTTGGATATTCGATCATTCAAAATCGGATTCTTCCGGCTATCAGAACCGGGACACCGGGAGCCACGCCAAGCAGGGCAGCACTCAATTGCATAAAGATGAAAGCAGTAAACAGGTTAAAGGAAGTAACCGAGGCTGGCTCTGGTGGTTGTTACTGATCCCTGTGGGTTATTTGGTATGGGATAACCGTAGCCTCATTTGGGGCCTATTGAGTGGGGGGCTGGAATGGATAAAGCGAATTGTGGTAAAGCTGTTTACAGGGCCGTAAACCTGTGAAGCAACACCGCGCCTATGAACCACCAACCAACCCCAACCCTTTGAAACAGTCCGTACTCTATTAAAACTTTTTACGATGAAGCCGCAAGACTTTGTGAAAGCTTATTACCCGGATGCTTTGAAAACGCAAATTGAAACCGGCATTGATGCCAGGGCAACACTATCGCAGGCGGCACTTGAATCTGCCTGGGGAGACGCAGCACCTGGCAATATGTTCTTTGGGGTGAAAGATTCGGACGGCGTGAACGGCAACGAGCAGCTACTTATAACAACAGAATACAGCCGCAGGGCTGATATGAAGTTCCCGGTGATCCTGTCCATTACTCCTGTGATCCGTAACGGGCAGAAATGGTTTAAGTATCGGATTAAGGACTATTTCAGGAAATATAATACCCCAGCCGATTGCTTTACCGATCATGCAAAGTTCTTCCTTCGCAATCCACGTTATGGCGCAGCCCTTGCAGTAAAGCAGGATCCTTACAAGTTTGTTGAAAAGGTTGCAAAAGCGGGGTATGCTACAGATCCGGATTATGCAAATAAGCTAAAAGAGATCATTCATATAATTGAAAAATATATTCCAAAGGCCGTAACGGCATAAGGCAGTTTTCATGGTTAAGGGTAGTGCCTCGCTGATCTCGGCGGGGCTTCTTTTTTATTGGCACACCCATTGCAAGACCCCTTATATCAACTAATCATAAACCTTAAAGAAAGCTCTGCCTGGCTCCATGGGAGACCGCGGGGCTTTTCTTATGACCTTGCACCATTCGCCATAAAAGGCGAATAATTGAAAAATTCGCCTTTTTAAGCAAACGGATTATTCACCCTCTTTACCCGGTCGTGCTTTCTCTTCTGCTGCTTCACGTCATAGATCTGCACTACCATCGCCGTTGAAGTATGGGCATTATGCTCCGCTGCTAGTTTGGTCGCTTCAGCAGCTGGCGCTTGTAATTCCAGATGATCAATTGTTTCTGAAGTATTCAGGTGTTTTAGGGAATAGAAGTCTGCCGTTATTATTACTTCCTTTCCATTGATTATATGAACCCGGTCCACATACTTACCTTTCCCGCCCTTTCTCCCCTCGGTATAAACAAACTTCTTTTTAACCAGAGAGAACCACCTGCGGGTAATCTGCTTTGAGGTGATTTGTGTCGAACCTGGCTGAAGGCCTTTGGAGAAAACATAATCATCTGGCTGGCATCCTTCCATTGCTTCCCTCCAAAATGGCATAGCAATGTTCTTTATGGTACGCCACACAA